ACGGTAACCAGCGACTGGCGCGGCTGCTGTTCGCAACGGCACGTGAGGTCAGCCGGTTCGCATACGCTGCGATGATCCGCATCGGCGTGGCGCCTGAGCAAGCGCGCTGGGCGCTCCTGCAAGCGATGGAGACTCAAGGGTACTTCACGTACAGCCTGGCCACGTTGAAGCGCCTGCACGACCTGCGGGCCGATGGGCACGCCCAGGCCGAGGCGGGCGAAGTGGTGCGCCAAATGTCCCTGGCGGTGGCTTGCTCTGATGTAGCAGAAGTGTGGGTGAATCAATGACTGACCACTACCGCTACTCGACCGCGTGGTTCGAAGACGGCAAGCCGCGATTTTGGCTCGATCGGTTCGTGTGCGTAAAAGAGACCGAGCACGGCTACTGGGTCGTGCCGGACTGGCAAAAGTCTTACGATCCTGCTTTCCAAGAGCGCCGGTGGGTTTCTAAAACCAGTCGAAAGCGGCACTGCTACCCTACCCGCGAGCTGGCTTGGGATAGCTATTGCATACGTGTCAGACGGCGCCTCAGCTACTTGGAACGAGACCTGGCCGCCGCTCAGGTAGCCGCCGAAGCTGTCAGCCTTATGCAAGGACCGCCGCCTGATTTCACTTATGATACCTCGTTGTTCTAACGGAACTTTTCAGCGCCCCGTCATTGCACGGGGCTTTTTATTGCCGTACCATGTCGCAAAATAACGCGGAGGACGCATTGTGACTTTTGTTGACGCTAAACAACTTGCCGAGCTGCTGGGGCTGTCCGTCCGGCACGTTCAGCGCCTGGCCGCGCAGGGCTCTATCCCGCACCACCGCTTCGGCGACCTGATGCGCTTCGATGTGGCCGCCGTGCTAGCTGCCACTGGGTGCAGCATGACGACCGACGACGCGGCGATCACCCGTTTCACCAGCGCCATGCGCGACAAGATGGCCAAGGGACGCGCCGAAGGCAAACAGGGCTGGGAGGGCTGCCCGGTGGACGAACTGCACGACCTGCTGGCACGGGCCGCCACTCAGCAGGATTACGCGAGCGTTGGGAACTACGCGATGATGCTGCACGAACGTCAGGTTGGGGGCGCGGTATGATCACGCACATCCGCATTAGTGCAGCACCCGAGCGCAAAATACCTAAGGCCGGGGACGAGCGCTTCCTTAAAGGCCGGGGCGTTTGGCAGATTCGACAGCAAGTCCGCTATTGGTGGCGCGGGGCTTACGGGGCATGGGCCGTGTCAAACGGTCGGCCAGTGTGGGAGTGGGTCGATAAAGGTGGTCCGAGGGGTCGCTCTGTACCCGGCTGGGAGCCGTCCGTATGAGCCCCCTTCACCAGTGGGCCCGCTACTACGCCGGGCGGGGCTTCGCTATCTTCCCGCTCGTTCCTGGCACTAAATCACCCTTCGCCGACTCGCACGGCTCGACCGAGGCGACTACCGACCTGGCACGTATCGATGCGTGGTGGTCGGCCAACCCGGACGCGAACATCGGCTGCAAACCTTCGGCCAGTTGCGGCGGCCTCTACGTCTACGACGTGGACCCGCGTAACGGCGGTGTCGGCGACCCGAACATCTGCTCGCCTATGCGTGTGCTCAGCCCGGGCGGTGGGTACCACGACTGGCTGGTTGCGCCGAACGATCCGAACGTGCGGTACAGCGGTGCGCCGGCGCAGGGCGTCGATGGTAAGTACAACGGATACGTGGCCCTGCCGCCTTCGTTGCACCCGAACGGCAAGCGCTACGAGTGGGCAAACGGGCCGGACGCCGCCCCGGCGCCGATCCCCGAATACCTGATTCGCCGCTGCAAGCCGCGCGAGCGTACTGCGCCGGCCGGCGGCAGCCTGGCGGACACGGCGCGCATTACTGAAGCACTGGCACGGCTCGACCCTACCGACTATCACCACTGGGTGCAGGCCATGGCCTCGGTGAAACACTGGGAGGACACGACCGAGGGTGCGGAGGGCATCGGCTTCGAACTGGTCCGCCAGTGGTCCGAGCAGGACCCGCGCCACGACGACGGCCAGTTCGCCGACAAGTGGGAAACCTGGAACAGCGACGCTTCGAACGCACGCACCCTCGGCAGCCTGCTGCACGACGCGGGGCTGACAGCGGAACAGAATCAGGTCGACCCACTGGCGGCATTTACCGCCGCCGGTGTGCCTGCCGAACTGCCCGCGCCGGCTGCCGTGGTCTGGACGACTGAGCCGGTGGCCAACTTCAAGGCCGATGCGCCGGCGGCTGACGTGCTGGGCGACATGCTGGCCGACGACCATCGCGGGTTTGCTGCGCGCTGGCAGGCTGGCGGGGACGTGCTGGATGACCTGGCGTGGCGCTGCGGCAGTAACTGCGAGCGCGTGGCGGAAATCCTCGCACTGGGCGGCCGGGCGGTTGATCGTGACGCGGTGGCCCGGGCCTGTGCGGGCCGCACGACCTGGTACACGGTCAAGCCGAAAACGCCCGAGCAGGCTATCGTCATGGCTGATCAGCCCGCTGTGCCGGTGGATGACGGCACGCTAGTCCACGCGTTCCGCGTGTGCCTCGGAATGTTCCAGCACCTGCCCGGTCTGTTCGAACGGGACGGCCTGCTAGTGCGGGTCACCGCCGATGGCCGAATCCTCGACCATGACGTGCACAGCTTGTCGCACCTGCTGGAAACCTTCCTGCAGCTCACCAAGGGTGGCAAAGGCGCGGCAGCCAAGTGCCCCGAGACACTGGCGCGACGCCTGCTCGGCCACGGCGAGTACCCGGGGGTCCGGTCGGTCAAGGCCGCAGTGCCGATGCCTACGGCACGGCCTGACGGTTCGGTGATCACCGAGCAGGGCCTAGACGTGGCGACCGGGCTGTACCTGCTGGGCGAGCCGATCCGTGACCCGCGCGCCCTGGCCGGTGCAGAACTCGAAGCGTGCAAGGCTCGGGTATGGGCGCCGTTCCGTGAGTTCCCGTTCGCCAACGACGCCGCGCGCGGCACACTCGTCGCTGCACTGCTCACGGCGGTGGTACGGCCAGCCCTGGACACCGCGCCGGCGTTCCTGGTCAACGCCCAGGTGCACGGCACCGGTAAAACGCTGCTGTCCGAGGCGCTGATGATCGCCGCCACGGGGTCAACCGCGCCGCTCACGCTGCCAGACGATCCGGCGGAGCAGGGCAAGACGCTGATTTCGATGCTGCTCGAAGGCCCGCGCGGCGTGCTGTTCGACAACGTCATGTCGGTGCTCAAGCCCAACGCCACGTTCTGCTCGGCGATGACCAGCGAGTCGTACCGGGCGCGTGGGCTGGGCGGCATGAAACTGGTGTCGGTCAGCAACCGGGCGCTATGGGTACTGAACGGCAACAACGTCGAGCTGCGCGGCGACGTGGTGCGCCGGGTGCTGTCGATCGTACTGGATAGCCCGGAGAACCCCGAGACTCAGCGGCACGACTTCGATCCGCGCGAGGTGATACGGTCCGGCCTGGCTGAATACCGGGCGGATCTGCTCGACCTGATCGTCTCGTATCAGGCGGCTGGCATGCCGTTGCAGAGCCGTGAGGGAATGGCCTCGTTCGAGCAGTGGAACCGCCTGGTGCGCAACTGCGTGCTGTGGCTAGGGTTCGCTGACCCGCTGCAGACTCTGAAAGAGGCCCAGGCGGAGGACGGCGAGACGATGCTGCTGCGCCGCATGCTGACCGTGTGGTACGAGCGGTTCGGCGATGAGGCCATGCTGTTGCGCGATCTGGCAGCGCATCCGTTCGAGGGCGAGGTAGCCGCTGAGTGGCAGGAGGTGTATGGCCTGATCACGACGTTCAAAGGGCGGCAGGACCCCGCGCAGTTCGGCTACTGGCTACGGCGCATGAAAGGCCGCAAGGCCGACGGGATGCACTTCACCGCCGGCGGAGTCGGTAAGGGTGGGGTGACGAAGTGGTGCGTTAAAAAGAGCTGACGAATGGCGCCCCTAACCGGGCGCTTTTTCGTTTGACAGGAAATAAAACGGGCCGCATAATGAGCGCACATTCAACGAAACGGAGTTACTAAAAATGGCAAAGCATCCTATTCAACCGCTAGTACCTGATAGCTCGGGGGTTCTGCGCTTCAAGGAAAACGCCATTGTTCGGCACTTGCTCGAAAACGGCAAAATCGACTTGAACGACCTGGCCTGCCTTGAATTCCATCAGGATGACCGCGAGCAGTTTGCCCAGCTTATCGGCTACAGCCTGTCGGGGTATGGCGACCTCCCATACGTGTCAAATAGGACTTACGACGCAGCGGCACTCATGGCCGGGGACCCGGAAGCTTCCGCTTTAGAAGCCCGCGTGGCCGACCTTGAAGGAAAACTTTCCGAACTTCGGTCCGCCTTGTCTGAGCCTATTGCCGCCCTGTTCGGCGTACACCCCGACGACCTTATGAGTGGGCACCCATGACTGACAATCAAACCCTCGCCGAGCGATGCGCTCAGGCCGACGACCCGTACGAAGCCGCTGTGGCGAACTGCGCGTACAAGTCGACCCCGTCGGCGCATCGCAAGGTGTTCATTTTCGCAGACCGCAGCACCCTGGCGTTTGCGGTTACCTATCAAGTGGCTGAAACGGGAGTGATGGCGCCGTGAGCACCGAGCACGCGGACAGCGCCCAGGCGCGCGAGTGGGATCGGCCGACCGCCGGTTCTGCTCAGGACGATTGGCTCGAGCCGACCGCGCCGAACGAGTATGAGGCGCAATGCAAACGAACAGCCGCTGCGCGTGTGCGGGCGGCGATTGAGAAACTGGAACGGAGATTGAAGCGATGAGAATTTTTCAGATGGTAGGTGCTGATGCGCAGGGCCGTATGGCGGGCAATTTCGTCACCGAACAGGACTACCGCGATACGGTGGGGCGCTTGGATATGCGGGTTTATGAACTCGAGCAGTCGAAAGCCCGAGAGGCCGCACTGCAGACGCTGCTGAACGAGCGGGACGCTGAGCTTGATCGCCTAAAGGGCAGCGAAGGGGTCGACTTCAACAGTGAGTTTCTCTTGCCTGCACCGTCTGACCCGAAATGGGCGGTTCCCGTGCGCCTGAACTTCGACGGTGCCGAAGGCGAAGGCCGCCTGTGGCTGTCTGTAGACCCCGAACACGATGACGACGAACCGTCGATCGCTGTGGAGGGCCGTGAAAACGCAAGGACACTGGCCCGTCTGCTGCTTGCCTGGGCGGGTGACAAATGAGCCGCCTGGTACGCATGGCCCAACTGTTCGCGCAGGCCGCACACGGGGCCACTGGGCAGGTGCGGCGGTACACCGGTGAGCCGTACATCGAGCACCCGGCCGAGGTTGTCGCACTGCTCAAACGGGCCGGTGTGGCCGACGATGCGATGCTGGCCGCTGCGTGGCTGCATGATGTGGTCGAGGATACCCACATAGGCCAGTCACTAATCGTTCGTCAGCTCGGCGCGTCAGTAGGCCTGCTCGTCATGCAGTTAACCGATGTAACGACCCTGGCGGACGGAAATCGAGAGTACCGCAAGGCAGTGGAGCGGATGAGGCTCGCCGAGATATACCCTCAGGCCAAAACCATCAAATGCGCCGACCTGATCAGCAACACGCGGTCGATCCGTGAGCACGACCCGAAGTTCTGGCCGGTGTATCGGGCTGAGGCCTTGGCACTGCTGGACGTACTGCGCGACTGTTCGCACCCGGCGCTCTGGCGTCAATTGGAAGAGGAACTGCAGGAATGAGCTGCTACGAGACGTACTACACGAACGAAGGCCCCAAGCGCTGCACCGAGAAGCAGAACTGCCCTGACTGTCGGATTGGCGAGCTTGAACAGCGGATACTTTCGCTCGAGACGCTGCTGAAAGAAGTACTTAACGAAGTCCCGCACGGCTGGGGCGCGTCGTTCTCTGAAAGCGAACTGGCCGAGCAGATCCGGGAGGCACTGGAATGAAAATCCCGCACCCGCACTGGTGGAAAAACTCAGGCTTCGGCAACCGCGGCCGGGCCGTTGAGCAGCGCTGCCGACTGTGCGGCGCGTACCGGCACTGGACAGGCAAATTTAAAGACTACCCCGGCTTGGAATGGGCGCCCGGTCGCGCACACTGGCCGAACCACCCGGAGCGAAACGTATGAACCGCATCCCCGAACTGTGCTTTTACGATTTCAACCAGCGGTTCGTGCCGTGCGTTCCGGACGTGTTTTTCGAGCAGCACCCGTCGCCCGAGCCGCGCTATACGATGGTGGAGGTGGGGCCCGAGGCGATCCCGGCGCTTGAGCAGCACTGGCAGACGGGGCAACCGGTAGAACTGTTAGGGGTTGTTTTTGAATTTGCCGTTATCGCCAGGGCCCGGCACCGATGGTTCCGACCGTCCCGGTTCGTCGTGCGGGGTGTCAAATGCTAATCGCGGCGACGGGCCACCGGCCGGACAAGCTGGGTGGCTATGGCGTGCACGACGCTCGGCTCGAAGCTATCGCCCGGGGCTACCTGTCACTCATGCAACCGGCCGGCGTTATCACCGGCATGGCGCTGGGGTGGGACACCCGTTTCGCCCTGGCAGCCCTGTCGCTTGGTTTGCAGGTGCACGCCGCCGTACCGTTCGAGGGGCAGGAAAGCAGGTGGCCGTGGCAATCTCAGCAAACATACCGTTCGATCCTGGCGCGGTGTGCGACTGTGACCGTCGTTTGCCCGGGCGGGTTCTCGAAAATCGCCATGCAGCAACGGAACGAGTGGATGGTTGATCGCGCGGTTCGCATTTGCGCGATGTGGGATGGTTCGGCCGGCGGTACTGGAAATTGCATCCGGTACGCGGAAAAACAGAAAAAGCCGATTGATAATCTCTGGCAGGCCTTTTCGAGGTAGAGATGATGCCGGTCTAGGTAGAGATGAGACGGGACAGCCCGATTCCATCTCTACCGGCCGGAGCCCAGTGTTTATGCGGACTGACGTATGTCTTATAGGTATGGAATATATACTTCTATATTGATAAGTTATGATATATACATAATGTAAACGGTGCATAACCCCAATAAGTGGTTTACCAGAAGCGTAGAAAAACACCACCGCATCTCTCCCTTACCGCAAGACTATCGACCAAAGCCCCGTAACTGCTGAGGGTGGGATAGGGGTGAGATCCCTTCTTGTAACCACACCTATCCCTTTCAGACAGCGCGTGTTAGAATTCCGCAAAATCTAGGAGTTTTTGCATGCTAGACATACCGATCCTGCAGGCGTTGCTAAAATACGACCCGGCTACCGGGCGGCTGATGCGCGGACGCGAACGCATCAAAGGCACGCGCAAATACGCCGGCGGCCCCCTAGTATTCTCACTGCGCGGGAAAATGCACTCGATGGGCCGCGTTTGCTGGGCGCTGCACTACGGCTTTCTGCCTGGCCAAGTGCGGTACCGAAACGGCGACCCGACGGACAACCGAATCGACAACCTGTACGCCCCTGGCGCTACTGAGCTGACGCACGAGGGCAAATACCCGGGCGTCTCCGTGATTCGCGACCAGCGCACCGCCAGACACCGCGGCTACCAGGGCAGCGTCTATTTCGGAAACCCGACCCGTCGCCACCGCACAGCCGTCGTCGAAACGCCTGAGGAAGCGCGAGACCTTCGCGCCGCGCTCAAGGAATGGTTAGAATGGGTCGAATCTCAAAAAGGAACCGCACAATGACGCTGACCCCGAAACAGGAGGCGTTCTGCCTGGCGTACCTGGAAACGGGTAATGCGAGCGAAGCCTACCGCCGCTCCTACAGCGCAGAACGAATGAAGCCGAACACGGTAAACCGCCGCGCGTTCGATTTGCTGGAAGACAGCAAGATCGCGGCTAGGCTTGAGAGCGCCAGAGAGGCTGCTAGGGCGCGAAACGCGGTCACAGTGGACTCCCTACTATCCGAACTCGAAGAAGCGCGTCAGGCGGCCTTAGCGGCCGAACCAGCGCCACAGTCGTCCGCAGCAGTCGCAGCGACGATGGGCAAGGCAAAACTGATGGGTCTGGACAAGCAGGTTGTCGAGCACACCGGCCCGAACGGTAAGCCCCTTCAGCTGATCGGGACTGAGGTACTGGCAGCCCTGGCGAGGAAGCACGGTCTGTGAGCCTTACCGCTGACGAAATCGCAACGTACCGCACGGACCTCCTGGCGTACGCCCAGCACATGTTCCGTGCGCGCAAGGGCGCCGAGCTGAAATTCAACGCTCATCAGGTGACGATTTGCAACGCCCTGGAGCGGGTCGTGCTGGGCCGTACGAAACGGCTGATCATCAACGTGCCGCCGCGCTCGGGCAAAACGGAACTGGCCGTGATCAATTTCATGGCGTGGTGCATGGGCAACTGGCCGGACTGCGAGTTTATCCACGCCTCCTACGCCAAGCGCCTAGCCACCACCAACACCTGGGCGACTCGGGCATTGGTTGAGCACGAAGCCCACGCCGAGATATTCGGTGCGCCAGACTTGCGCAGCGACTCGAACGCCAAGGACGAATGGCGCACCGGCACCGGCGGGATTGTCTATGCCACCGGCGCTGACGGCACGATCACCGGTTACGGTGCTGGCAAGATGCGCGAGACGTTCGGCGGGGCGATCATCATCGACGACCCGCACAAGGCGTCGGAGGCCACCAGCGATACGATGCGGCAGAACGTGAT